TCAGTCATGCTTACCACCAGCTTTGAGACGGGCTGCATCGACCGCCTGCTCTGCTGCTGCATAGATCGCTGCGCTCGCGACCCCGCAAACGGTGCCGATGGCGGCGACGGTCTGGTTGTCCGTGGCGATGCCGGCGACACTGGTCGCGACGGAGCCCAAGAAGGCAGCCGTGCAAAGCCAGAACTTTCGGCTTGTCAGTTTCTTGACAATATCTTCGGTAGTCATAATTCCTCCTATCTACCTTTTTCTTTGTCATAGAGCAGGTCAACCCGATCGCAGATGTGGTCGACCTTCTGCGCCATTCCCTGGCTTCTCGCCTGACTGTGCGCGAGGTCGTTGTGCAAGGCCTCGTTAGATGTGACGACTGATTCCATGAGGGTCTTCATGGCTTCCATCAGTGAGTTCGAGCGCTCCATCTGGGCGGCGATTCGCCCCTCCATCTCAGACCGCTCGCGATCGCGCTGGGCACGCTCCTTGACTTCATCCTGCTTACGCTCCTCGCGCTTCAGGTCAATCTCGCCTTTTCGTTCGTTCTGGCGCTTGTACTCTTCGAGAAATTGCTTTCCGAAGTAAAAGGCAATGAGCGCAAGCGCCGCGCCGCCGAGCCAACCAGGGCCGTATGGCGCAAAGAGTTTGAGCACTTCCATCCACTCACCTCCCCTCTCCTACGCTTGGAATTAATTGCGAGTATCAAGCCGCCGTCCCCCGCGCTTTAAAGCCAAAAATCCCAGACGAAATGCGGAGGTCTACCATGCAAAACGTCTGGGATTTTTTAGAGATTGGACTGTCAAAAATGCTGTTTTCCACCGCCGTCACCGAGTACATGAGCGACAAGGGCAAGCGCCTGCGGGCCACCACATTGGAGGGATACCGCAGCGCCATCCGCTGCCACCTGATGCCGATGTGGGGCAAGCGTGAGATCGAGACGATCAGCTTTGAGGAAGTGCAGGATTGGGTGGACGGTTTCGACCTGCCCGGTGCCGCCGAGAAGGCCTACAAGACGTTCCGCCAGATATACCGCTGGGTGCTTCGCCGCCACCAGCTCAGAATCTGGGACGTGACGCAGGGAGTGGAGTTGCCTCAAAAATTTTTGCTGAACCACACATAAAAAGGTGTTCCTTGGATACTGATCTGAAACCCGGCGTCCTCAGCGTATGAGATGTTTAGCTTTATGTCAGGCTCAATGAAATTGATACGGGATACGGAATGCTCCTACACGTTCGCCCTAATCTTGAGAGCTGTCACGTAATTGACCGTCACGTAAAGGTAGTTCTCGCCGTTTATGTTCTGCCAGCTGAGTTGAATCATGTTCTTGCCGTCGCCGGTAATCAGACTCTTTGTGGTCGAGGATACGGAATGCTACTTAGTCCATAGTGTTTTGATATTGCCTGTAGTTCCGTACTGTAATTGGATGCCTTCTGCTTTCGATATGGTGGCGTAAAGCGATTTGCCGTCCTTTAAACGGAATTGCATTTGGATATAAGTATCATCGCCCGACCCCCACGAGCCGTAGGTAATGGAGGTAACGTCTCCCCAGAAGTCCGGCACTCGGGATACGGAATCCCCGAGCTTATTGATTTGGGTGGCGCAGTCGTTCACGCCGCCCTCGATGCGGTTCAGCTCGGCGGCGGTGATGGGGGTATTGCCGCCGACCTTGTCCTTCCAGAGCTTCTTCGCGAAGGTTACGAGATTTGCCATTGTGGTGTCCTTTCTTTAGACGGTGAACGGCGTCCAAGCGCCCTTTTCGTCGGGGAATGTGCTGTCGGATGGGAATGTCGTGGCGCCGGGCCACAGTGCCGTGCCGGGCAAGTTGGCGTCCCAGCGCTTGAACGATGCGATCTTGTGCGTGCCCTCGTTCGTCTGCACCCAGAGCATCCCGTCGACACGCTTGTCTCGGGCGGGCTCCGCGGCCTGCATGTAGTAGGGCTTGGTCGCAGATGCCGCGGCGTTCGCCTGCTTGGCGGCTGCGTTGGCTGCGCTCGCGGCTCTGTTCGCGGCGTCGGCGTTAGCGTCTGCCGAAGCAGCGGAGGAATCAGCCTTGCTCGCGGATGCGTTGGCGCGGTCAATAACCTTGTTTAAGTTCGCGATCGTGTCGTAAAGCTCCTTGACCGCATCGCCGCTGGTCGTGCCGGATTCAAGCGATACGAGATTTCGGTCGACCGAAGCATGGAAGACGCGAGTACAGACCACATCGGAGCCCTGCCAGAACTGGACGCACAGATGCGCTGAATCGGTCTTGAGCACGCTACCGGGTGCCGCGCACTCCCAGGCGGCGGTCTCATAACCGCTGACAGGGGTCATCGTCTTATAGCCGCTGTTGCCGCACCCATCGGCGTACACCAGTTTCGCCGTGATGCCGGCGACGGACGTGATTGCCTTGCCGTTGTCCGTCAGCTTGACCAGAAGCGTGCGACCGTTTGAATCGCCGCCGGAGAGCATCACTGGCGGGATGTAATCGTTTGCCGTGTCCACATCGATGGTGATGCGCCGGAAGTTGTCTAGAGCCATCTTGACCCCCTTAGTTGCTTGCTGCGGTCAATAATCGGACAGCTGTCCCCCGCCGGATTAGCCTTGGTCGTGCTCGAACATCCAGCAAAGCTCTATCTGGTGGCTGATCATTCGGTCGCCTCCAGCGCCTTGAGCGCAGCGAGCGCGGCCCTGAAGGCCTCGACCGGGTCGACGGCCTCGGTTCCCTCCCCCGTCTCGTCGGCCGTGGCCGGCTGCGGGTCGACGATGGCCGAGAGCGCGTCGAAGCACGCCACGGTGGCCGCCGTGCGCTTGTCGACGTAGGTTGGCTGCACGAACACGAAGTCCTTGCCCTGCGAACACGGCTCCGACACCTCCGGCGCCTTGACAACCTTGCGCGTCCCATCGCTCATGATGGCGATGAATACCATGCCGTTCTTCTCGGCCTCGGCAAGCGCTTCCGCGTCGTAGCAGGTCAACTGCCCCTCGACGTTGCCAACAGGGTCATGCGCCATGTAGTCGACGATGTATGCCATTTGCATTCCTCTCTATACAGTCGTTCCGACCGTTGAATACGATGTGAAGAGACCGTTGATTGTGTTTATAACGAAGGTCCCGTAATGCCATCCGACCGTGCCGTCGTGATTGTCGTGCACCTCTGAGACCAAGGGTTGAGACACGGAGCCGGTTCGTCCGTAGGTCGTGGTAACGTTTCTGTCGGACGTCGCCGCGGTGGAGATGATTGGAGATGATATGCGGACACTTCCCTGCGCCTGTATCTGGATTCCGTAATAGACGGCCCCCGTGTCCATGTTGCGCATCGACGCCGTGTAGTCGATGTATCCGACTTTTGTCGGGGTGCTTCCATTGGTGGTGCGGTAACCGGCGAGCTCGCCCGCCGATGTGAGCATGGTGTACCAATTCGTGTAGCCGCACTTGAACGTCCCGTTTGCCGTGATGTTGTTGGCGGTCATGTAGTTGGTCTTCAGTACGCCATCCTTGAGGTTCCACGAGTTGCGGCCCTTGGCGTCCGCGATGGTGCCGGTGGCCATGTACGAGGCGTTGATGTACACCCTGTCGTTCTGCATGTAGATGCCCTGCTCGGTGCCGCCTTTTGTCAGGCGGTCGAAGATGGCCTTCTGGTCCATCTGCTCGTCGTAGGCGCTCAAAATGCCGTCGGCGTAGTCCGATGCGTTCTTCTGCTCGATGGCGTGGCGCGCCCCGGTCGCAGCGTCGGCGTAGTCCTTCACGGCGGTCGAGTAGGCTCCGAATGCGGCGTCGTACTCGTACATGGCGGCCTTGAGCTCCTCGGCGGTCTTGCACCGGAGAACCTTGTCGACCTTGTCGGCGTAGGAACCGTACGTGCCGCCCTCGTCGGTCGTGCCGAAGGCCTTGGTGTAGCGCGGGCCGAGGACGGACGAGAGGAACTGGGCACTGAGGGCCTTGTTCGACTTCAGCGCGTTGTACTGCGAGGTCATCTCCTCGCGCTCCTTGTCCACGTCCTGCTTGGCCTTCTTCACGGCCGCCGCCTCTGCCTCGGTCACAACACCGTCTTTGGCGAGGTCCTGCACCGTCGTGTCGAGGCTATTGAGTGAGCCCGTGAGGTCGTGCGCGCTTTGGTAAGCCTTGTTGTACGCGGCCTCCAGCACCGGCGCCGTGTGGGTGACGCTGCCGTCGCCGTAGGTGACGCGGTCCATCTCCCAGATGAAATAGCCATTCGACCACTCGGGAATGTCTTCCGACCATCCCAGTTCGGGATTCTGCATGTTCAGCGGCGGCACTGTGTCGGACTGATTCTTCGCATAGAGCTTCACCGTGGACTTAACCACCGTATCGGTCGTGGCAATGTCCTTGTCATCGAGCGTCGCTCCTGGGCCTAAATGAACCTCGCTGGCATCGAGATTCCAGTAGTTCTTGCCAGACTTATCCTGGATAATTCCGGCCTTGATGAGATTGGCGCTGATGGTGCCGGAGACGATGGCATCGGCCACCAAGCCGTGACCGTTGCC